TAGAAATTGCTAAGGATAACGGGGCTGTAGTATATGATATTACAGTCTCTCCTTGGCGATTTGATGTGGCTAGAAACACGGTACTTAGCCTAGTACCGCCAGATGTGGATATCTGTATTAGCTTAGATCTAGATGAAGTAATGACTCCCGGTTGGAGAGAAAAAGTAGAAAACGCTTATCCTTTTACTAGGCTAAACTATATGTTTGACTGGTCTAAAGGTATTGTGTTTAGTCAAGATAAAATTCATTCTAGAAAAGGATATTCGTGGAGGTTCCCTTGCCACGAGACTTTATTTGCCGACCCTAGGCTGCAAGAACAGAGAGTTTCAATAGATGATCTGTTGATTGTACATCATCCTGATGATGGTAAATCTAGGGGACAGTATTTAGACTTACTAGAAGTTTCTGTAAAAGAAAACCCTTATGAACAACGAGCTTTACTGTATTATGGCAGAGAGCTGTATTTTCATAGACGATATGAAGAAGCTGTTGAGTGGCTAGAAAAATATCTAAAAATTCAGAATCTTTGGTTTGTTGAAGTTGCTTATGCTAGAAGGTTACTAGGTAATATCTTTAAAGCTCTAGGAAATACAGGCAAGGCTATTGATCAATATAAATTAGCAGTAAACATCCACCCTTCTAGCAAAAGTAATCGTGTAGCTTTGATTAAGTGTTTAATGGATATGCAGTTGTTTGAAATTGCATATGGATGGGCTACAGAATTACTAGATATTGAAGATACAGAGGATGTTTATACTAGAGACCCTGCAGCTCATGAAAAATATCTGAACTATGATATGCTAGCTTTGATTAGTTACTATAGTGGTAGATACGAAGAAGCTAAGAAGTGGGGTAATGTTGCTTTGGAGTATGCTCCAGAAGACCCTAGATTACTGAAAAATTTAGAGTTCTATAATTTAAAAGGATAGGTAATGCCAGCACTAATTAATTCAGATGATTTTAAAGAATATTCTAGTATCGTTAGTGCTACTTCCGATGATAGGATTGATCAGCTTATTCCTATGGTTTCTGACCTAGTAAAGACTTACTGCGGTAGAACCTTTATTGACGGGTATAATAAACAAACTAGAGAATTTATTGAATTAGAACAATATGCAGATAGTGGGGGTACTATCTTTGTAACAGAAGATCCACTATTAGAGGTTGTATCCGTGGAGGTAGATGGAGTTGATCATACTAATTATAAAGTATATCGCCAAAAGAGTGCTGTATTCGTGGATACTACTGCAGTTGGGCCAGAAATTGTTAAGATCACGTATAAAGGCGGGTATGCTAAAACTCCGCCAGATCTTAAGCTGGCCTTACTGGACTTGATGGCTTATTATTTTAAGAACGAACAAGTTCCTAGAAAAACACAAGGTAATACTGTAGTAGAGTTTATTCATGATTCTAATATGCCTTATCATATTAGAAGAGTACTGGATTTGTATAGAATTATAATGTAATGCTATCAGAAATGGAAAAGGTACTAGCCCCGCTTCTAAGCGGGAGTACCGAGTATGAAGAAAAAGTTCTGAAGCAACAAATGCAGTTTACTCCTATTGACATTAGATCGTTATCTATTGCTCTAGGGTCTCTGCCTTGGAAAGGCTCTAGTATTAAAGAAATACTGCCTACTATTTCTAAAATAGTAGATAAGGCAATCCAAGGATTGCGCAGAATTAGTTTAAAAGAGTTTGAATCTCTTAATGAAAATAATTTAAAAAAGCTACTAGAATCTGGACCTGTAGTTATTGGAGAAGAGGTTCCTGTAGGCATTTTAGGAAAGAATTCCGAAGCTATTGCTAGTAATTTTGTTAGTAAATTATCTAAAGAACTACAAAGCTATATGGACGGATCTGTGAAAGATGATGCTTTTATTGATCTTAGTATTATAGGAAGTAGAACTCAATTAGGTAGAAGCCCTATTACTTCTAAATTAGGATACGCGGATGATATGGCGGCGTATGCTGAAACAGGAGTAGCCAGTAATAGATTGCAACAAGGGTTGTCTCATTACTATTCTGAAGACACAGTTAGGGAAAGCATTGAACGTCTAGGAGATAAATCTCCCTATATTAAAGCTTTCGGGGATAATTATAAGAACTTAGATATATTTAGACAAGGTGAAGGCAACTCTTATGAGATTGTTAAGTCTAATTTTAAGAAGTTTTATGAAAGCCTTCCGGGTGCAGCAGGTGAAGATAGCAAACGAGCTAAAAGGATATTAGACTATATTAAGGGGTCTATAGGTGTAGGAGCTTCTGCTTTAGCGGCTAAGAAAGTACAAGATAAAATTAATAATGTACTAGAAGCTGTCGGACCTACTAGATCTTTAACTGCTACTATCGGACTTAGTGCTAGAGTAGTTAATCGTATAGGCATTATGGATGCAGTTATTACAGTAATCGAATATAGCAAAAATGCTAAAAGAATCGATTCTGTAATGAAAGAAATCGAAAAGAAATCCGATGTGCTGATGCATATAATGCTTACTAGTAGGTTGAACGGTAAAACTCTATCAGAAATGGCTCTAGATAGTTTAGTTGATACTGTAATGGGTAGAAGATCTAAAGATTTTACTGTTACAGCCAATAAACGTATTGGTAAGATTAATGCAGTAAAACCCGGAATTAGTACTAGTAATCCGGTATATATTAAAAAGCCTACGATGCCTACCATTGAGGGCTCAGGCCGTTTTAGAGACCTAAGAGGCAGATTTACTAATACTACTAATATACAGAATTTAATATCTGCTAGACTAGCTGCAAAAATTAAAGAGAATATGCACAGGCCGTACCTAATAAATAGAACAGGTAGGTTTGCTGAAAGTGTGTATATTAAAAATTTAACTGTAAGACGAGATGGTTCTGTAGAGGCTTTCTTGTCTTATATGCATTATCCTTATCAAACTTTCGAACCGGGCTACGCCCAAGGTAGTAAAGGCTACGACCCTAGACCTTTGATTGAACAAAGTTTTAGGGAGTTAGCTGAAAGTCTTGTAGTTAATAGGCTGCGAGTATCTCATGTCTAATAGAACAGATATTGTTAAAGGCCTAGTAACTAAATTAGGCTTAATTAATGGAAGTACTCCCTATAAAACCAAACTGTTTCCACAAAACATTACGCACAAGCTTAAATTTTGGGATGAGGTTATGGATTTTCCGTATGTTTGTGTAGTGGCAGGCTACGAAACTAGGGAGTATTTGCCTAGCTCATTTAAGTGGGGATACTTAAATGTTGCTATCAAGCTTTATGTGCATGGGGAAGATGCCTTAGAGCAATTAGAGTCACTAATCTCGGATGTAGAGTTAGTTATTTCTGAAAATGAGCGCTTTGAAATAGGTGATGGCAATGCCACTACAGAAATACTAGTTACTTCTATAGTAACTGATGAAGGTTTATTGACTCCGTACGGAGTTGGGGAAATAAATGTTCAAGTACGGTATCCAGCGTAAAAAGGAACTATAAATGGCCGTAAATCTAAGTAGAAGTACTAAAGTTTACTTTAGTACGGAAGATGGGTCAGTACCTGGAAATATGAACGACACTAATACTTTTCAAATTCAAGTATTAGATGGGTTCAGTTTCACTCAGTCAGTAGAAACAACTACTATTGAGCTTTCAGAAGCAGGTGTGGCCCCTATTCGAGGAAACAGATCATTCAACACACAGCTAAATGCTGCTGAATGGTCATTCAACGCGTATATCCGCCCCTTCAGAGAAGATGGTCCGAGTACTCCAGCAGATGATTATATCTATGCCCCTGAGTTCCCACTATGGGCTGCTCTAATTGGGGATGATCTGAATCTGTTTACTGCAGCAATGCCTGCGGTAGCTTCAACAACTGACTCTAACAAGAACCAGATGTTGGTATTCAACCTATTCTTCGTAGTGGACAATAGCGTGTATAAACTAGAAAACTCTGCGGTTAACACTGCTGAGATTTCGTTTGACCTAACTGGTATTGCCCAGATTGCATGGTCTGGTTTTGCTAACCGTCTAGTAGATATGACAGCTACAGGCGGACTTAGAGCCAAATTAGACACAATTGCTTTCCCAATTACTCCGGTTGCAGATACGTTCATTGTTAATAAACTTAGCACTGTTGTTCTGAAAGCGGGTATTGGTGGTTCGGGCAAGACTTATACAGTACCGATTACTGGAGGAACTTTCACTTATTCGAATAACATCGAATTCGTGATTCCAGAATCTCTAGGAGTGGTTAACAACTCTATTGGGTACTTTACAGGATCTAGAAGTATTAGCGGTAACCTGACGGCTTATCTGAAAACTGGTTCTAACGAATCGGCAGAACTGCTAGATGATATGCTGTTACAATCACATAATACTACAGAACCTAAGTTCATGTGCACTATTCAAATTGGTGGTGGAGGAAGCACTACCAAAGTTGAACTAGATATGCAAGCTATTTTCTTACAGATTCCTAACGTTGAAGTTCAAGACGTGGTTTCGGTAAGTATGGACTTTACAGCGCAAGGGTACAGTGGCTCAGATTATGACGCTTCTGCTACCAACGACTTGACAGTAAAGTACTTCCACGCCTAATGCGGTAAACTCCCCTTAGTAATAGGGGGAGTTTTAAAAACTATAACATATTATGACAGATTTAAAATCCCTTCTTGTTGAATCTAGAACCACTGAAGTAGAGTACCCTGGACTACCAGGATTTGTACTAGAACTAGCCTTTCTTTCCAGAGAAGCTACACTTAAACTAAGAAAAGAGTGCTTAAAGACAGTATATGATAAAAAACTAAAAGCACCAGTAGAAGAGTTCGATTCAGAAGAATTCTCTAAAAAATACATTACAGCTATTGTTAAAGGCTGGAAAGGTTTGACTTATACGTATCTGAATGATCTAGCTTTAGTAGATATTAGTGCTATTGAAAATCCAGAGGCAGAAGTTCCTTATAGTCCTAACAATGCTTTTGAACTAATGAAATCTTCATCAGATCTAGATGAGTTTGTATCTGAAGTTACATCAAATCTAGCGTCTTTTACGAAGTACAGTTCGAAACTATAATTTCCAGTTTACGGAACTACATTTCTAATAGAAACGTAGGAATGACAAAAGATCAGTACCTAGAGATGTGTGAATCTCTAGGTAATGAGCCTAAAGAAGAAGAAATTCCTATAGCCTTAGAAGATTTACCTATAGAGATCGAACAAGCTTACACTATTTATAGGGCCTTACCCGCAGAGCACGATCCTATGACAAACAAGTTCATAGGTAAACCCGTAGAGAAGTCTCTGAATCTTATAGACTTATACGAATTTTCAGAGCCTAAAGAGATCTTTAGGCTCTTGTTGATTATAGACTCGTTAGAGCGCGAGTATGTAAGCAAGACCTCAGGAAAGAAATAAATGGAAATCAGAAAAGCCCATCTACAAGTTACTTCTAATATGCCTCAAGCAACGAAAGATGCGCAAAAGCTTGACGGTGCTATAGATGTATTACAATCAAAATCTACTCGCACCTTAAAGACTGCTCAGGACGCTGTTGAGGCCACTAGAGCAGGTACCTTTCGTACTGGAGGAAAAGGTGGTGCTAGAGATTTCTCAGAACAAGTACAAGGTTTAGGTGGCTTAGTTAGAGCGTACGCTTCCGTAGCCGCTAACTTGTACGCTATGTCCGCTGCGTTTAATCAGCTGTCTAGAGCAGCAGATACTAGTAACCTAATAAAATCTGCTGACTTCCTGTCGGGCAGATATGGGGTTGCCCTAAAGGTTACAGCTACACAAATTAAAGAAGTAACAGATAACGCTCTAACTATGAAAGATAGCCTTGCTTTTGCTAACTTTGGGGCAGCGGCGGGGCTTACTTCTAGAGACATCAATAAATTAGCTTTAGCGGGTAAAGCTGCTTCTTTAGCTCTGGGTAGAGACCTTGACGATTCGATGAATCGTATCTTTAAAGGTACTATTAAACTTACTCCTAACTTGCTAGACGAACTGGGGCTTCTAGTTAAACTGTCGGATGCTACGGAAGAGTATGCTAGAGCAAATAACAAAAATGCACTATCTCTTACACAAGTAGAGAAGATGCAGGCTTTCGTCAATGCTGTAACTGATGAAGCAAATAGAAAATACGGAGAATTAGGAAAATCTGGAGCTAACCCTTACTCCAAGTTGCTAGGCTCAGTAAAAGATTTAACTGACGAAACTCTTAGATTTGTCAATACAGGAATGTCTCCTATTGTAGACTTTCTGTCGTTTAGTCCTACAGCTTTAGTTAGTGCTTTAGCACTAGTAGGAGGTAAATTAGCTTCTCTAGCTGTACCCGATTTTATGCCTAACCTAGAGCGTAGAGCTGCTAAAACTGCAGAAGCTCTAAACACTGTAGGCAATTCTATTGGAGAGCTTAATTCTCATCTTAAACAGTTGCACTATGAAGATGACTTAGTTGCGCATGTTCTTACAGTAGACCAGAGTAAACTATCTAAAAATGCTAAACAAGCCGCAAATACTTTCTTTGATGTCTTAGACGACGAACTTGCCTCATCTGGTGAGGTGTTTGTACCTTCTCCTAGACTTGATTTCTTAACCGAAGAATATAAGTATCAACTTAATAATATGGTTAAGGAAGGGGAAAAAGTACTAAAAAGTAGTAAAACTGACCCTATCCTAAGACAACAGGCAAGAGAACAGATTGAGTTTGCTAAGACTAATATTAAATATGTAAAAGACTTAGAAGCTCTTAACTTTAATATTGCATCTAAAGAAACTGAAAAGCTAGAAATCCTTAAACAACAACAAATTGCTACTATTCAAAACTTGTCAGCTCAAGGTGCTTATAGTGTTGCTCAGTTGCAATACCAAGGAAAACACTTAGCTGCTATCTCTGCTGCTAGAGAAGTAGAACGACAGATTACGCAAGAAAAACTAAAACAAGCTGCTCTAGATAATGCTAATACTAAATGGAATAACGCCCTAATTAGAACAGGGGGTATTATGAGAACTACTGGAGCTACAGTAACTACTGTAGTTTCTAGTATTATTGGTAGTTTAGGAAAGATTGGTTTAGTGATTGGAGCACTTACCGCAGCTTGGCAGGGTTTCCAATTTCTAATGAAAAAAGTAGGTTGGGCTACTGAATTAGCGGATGACGTTATTAAAGCGCTCAAACCTGCAGAAGATCAATTTAAAGCTATATTACATTCCCAAGAGCAATTGGCTAATGCTAAGAGCTTAAATGATATTTTCGAACTAAAGGCTGGTACCATTAAGCTGTATGCAGAGTTGAATAAAACTCTAGAAGATTCGGAAATTGCTTACGGTAAATTCCAGCAATCAGCAACTTGGTGGGATAAGTTCTGGAAAGGCGGTAAGGTTGAAAAAGTACGACAAACTACTCTAGCACAATCTTTGTCCGCTGTAACTGATATTAACACTACTAGAGAGCTTATTGAGAAAAATTTCGGTAAGGCTATGCAGGAGCATACCGCTGTAGCTGCAGGAAACATTAAGTTTACTATTGATAAGGCTCTAGATAAAGGGGATGCTCTAAAGGCCTGGGAAACGTTCCTGAAAAACATTCCTAACCTTGCATCAGCAGAGAAACAAGCTCTACTAAAAGACCTATTAAATATCTATAATGAAACTGTAACTCCTCTAGAAAAGATTGCTAATAATATGCTAGATCTTAAAAACTCTAGCACAGAACTAGGCAAGATTAGTAAAGACTATGTTAACAGTCTAATTAAACAAACTACACATACTAAAGCCTATTCAGAACTACTGACTTCATTCTCTGCTTCGTTGAACTCAGGAACTGAAGGTGTAGCTATGATGTTAGGGAATTTCTCTACTGAATTAGCTGCTATCTCTAATACTTCTGTAGATCAGAGAATTATTACCTTGAATAAGCAGCTTGGAGAGCTAGGAAAAAGAGCAGACGAACTTAAACTAACAGGCAAGGATCGTACTGAGTTCTTAAACAGAGAACGCGACGCTATTGTAAACCAAAATTCAGCATATAGCTTAATGGTTGGACAAGCACTTGCTATGACCACCCAGTTGCACCATCTTGCCAGAGAGGCAGTACAGGTGACTGTGGCCGTAGCTCAAATGAATAGGAACCTAAGCGATTTAGGTACCTATGAAAGTGCGTATGGCAAATCTGCTTCGACTGTCAAAGAACGCTTACGTATTGAAGCAGAAATTGCGGAGATTGAACGTAAGGGGGTAGAAACTAGACTAAGTAGTTTAAAAAAGATCGAAAAAGATCGTACCTTAGATGTAGGCAGACTCCTAGGTGGAGAGCTTTCTGGTGTAGAATCTTCTGTACAAATGCTTGATGCTGCTAGAAAAGAAGTTTCTAGCTTATCAGTTAAAATTCAGGAGTTGATGCGCAGTGGTGGTTCTGAAAAAGAAATAGCCGCGGAACAAGCAAGACTTTCTATCTTGTTCGGAGCATTAAGAGCACTAGAAGAAATTAACCTAGCAGTTGTAAATACTCAAGGGGACGTTGCCGCTTCTATTCTTAAAACTAGATCCGAATACGCTAAGACTATTGAATTAGAAAACCAATCTTCAGCGGATAGATCAAAAGATCAAGAAAGAGAGCTTTCAACGATTAAAGAACTAAGAGATATTGAAAAAAATAGGTTAGATATTATAACCAGAGGATTACCTGAACTACAAACACTAACTACAGAACTTCAAAATCAATTAGATAAAGAAGCTGCTCTACACGATGTAACAAGTAAAAGAAATAAACTCGAAGAACGAAGAGAAACCCTACTACGCCAGCTAAGAGATTTAGAAGCTGGTAGAGGCGGGGCAGATCGTGCTCAAGAGTTTAGTCGTGTAAACGCTGAATTAGCTGAAAATGTTAAGTTGCTGGAAGGATTAGATCAGCAAGTAAGCACTATTAACTTAGATAGCAAGCTGAAGGCTATTGAATTAGCAGCAGCTAAAGCTTCTATAGAGTTTAGTATATTTAATGGTTTGTTAAACCAATTTAGAGAACTAAATGAACTAAAAAGTGCTAATCTGTTTAATACTATTGATACTAGAATTAAGCTAGAGAAACAAAGTATAGAACTTGCTAGAGCCGAAGCTTCTGAACAAATAAAAAATTACAACAATAGTACTAAGTTCTTGAACGAAAGAGTTGCCGCATTGATGGAAGAGAACGTGCTAAATAAAAATAGTACGGTTATGCTCCAATATCAAGCCAAACTACAAGAAAATCAGTTAGGCGTGCAGATTGCTAGTGCTAAGCTCTTACAACAAGAAATGGAGCATACTAAAGCTCTGACTGTGCTTCGTATGAAGGCTCAAGAGGCCAGAATATGGGATACAGATGGGTTTACGGAGTATGCTAGAGATCTTGAACAAAACTTTAGAGCGTCCGTTCAGTCCCTAAGAGCAGAGGCTAAGAGTGTAGGAGAAACCCTAAACGATAGTTTAATCTCTGCCTTTGATAATACAGCAGATGCAATTGCTGATATGTTCAAAACAGGGGAATTTACGTTTAAGTCAATGGGCGAGGTTCTGCGTAACGAATTGGCTAACGCTTATTCTGAGGCCGCGGCGCAGCAATTAAAAGTTCTGTGGAAAGATTTGATTCCACAACCTGAAATGACTGCTGCAGAAAAAGCCGCAGAGGATGCTGCGTTCCGCAGAGAAGCGTCTGATGATAAACTGATTCAAGGACTTGGAAATCTTGCTTCTGCGATAGAAGCTAACACTATTGCTCTAGGCGGAAAACCTGGGACCACTCAACCTTTAGATGTAAGAGCTTCGTCCATTCCTCAAAGGGGTTGGAACGTTAATACCGCTCAGGAGGTTAACGTTAAGGTGGACGGGGCTGCTACTACTGGTGTTTCTGCAGCTGATAAAGCTGTTTCAGAAACTAATAAAGAAGCTGCTGATACCTTCATGAATAGTTCTGTACTAGTGTCTACTGCTCTATTGACATTTACAGGGCAATGGAAGCAAGCAGCATTTATGTTCTTACAGCAACTAGCAGTAACAATGCTAAACAACCAAGGTAGTAGCGGTATATTTAGTAGTGTAGCTAGCTTGTTTAGTACTAGTGCTAACGGCAATGTGGTTAACTCTAGAGGACCAGTAAAACTCAGTACACATGCAGATGGTGGTATAGTTAAAGCTAGAGATCCCCATATTGCTGTGTTCGGAGAGGGCCGTAAATCTGAAGCTTATGTACCTCTACCAGATAATCGTAGCATTCCAGTTACATTAAGTGGTGGCGGTTCTGGTTCAGTATCTTTCGGCAGCACCAACATTAGTATCTCAGTTCAATCTGATGGTAACGTTTCAACAGAAATGTCTGGAGAATTAGGTAAACTTCTAGGTAGTGCAGTTAAACGTACTGTCCAAGAAGAAATGCTTAAACAAGTTCGTCCAGGCGGAGCCTTGTATGGTAGAGGACGTTAATGGCTTATACTTTTCAGAAGCTAGTAAATGGTAAAGACGTTTGGATTCCTAGTACAGGGTTCGACGCCAGCGCCGCGCCGAGAGTGCTTACAGCACAATTCGGCGACGGCTACATGCAGCGTACACCTAAAGGGTTGAACAACGTTACACTAAGTTGGAATTTAACTTGGATGAATCGAGCATGGGCAGATATAAACGACATACTCGCTTTCTTTGAAGCGCGTAAAGGCAGTGAAGGGTTTTATTGGACAGAGCCAAAAACAATAGTAGCAGGTGTTGTTGCTACAGGTACCCAATATAAAGTATTTTGTCCTGAATGGAGATTAGTGCACAGTAGTTCTTTAGCTGCTACTGTTACAGCTAGATTCGTACAAACCTTTGAGATATTAGTATGATTATTCAAGAGATTCAAAAATTAAGCCCTTCTAACCTTATTACTTTGTATTCGTTGGATTTATCAACATGCAGAGGAAAATTCGGCCAAACTACTAATGATGTCTATAGATGGTGCGAGGGTGTTAACGAACTAGGTAATGACATTGTTTGGGCTGGTCAGACTTATACTAGATATCCTATTGAGGCTACTGGTTTTTCTAAAGATGGGGGCGGAGAAATGGTCCGCCCTCGTCTTGCTATCTCTAATATTAGTTATGTGGTTGGAAATAGGACTAGAGAATTGAATGACTTACTAGGTGCTAAACTTAAAAGAGTTAGAACTTTTGCTAGGTATTTAGATGCTGTAAATTTTAGTGGGGGTAATCCTAATGCGGATACCAATGCTATTCTAGATACAGAGATCTGGATTCTAGACCGTAAAACTATGGAAAATGCAGAAGTTCTAGAATGGGAATTGGCGGCACCTTTTGACGTTATTGGGGTCTCTTTACCTAAACGTAAAGTAATCCAGAATGTATGCCCCTGGAAGTACAGAGGCACGGAGTGTGGTTATGTAGGTAATAAATATTTTAAAATTGACGATACTCCTACCCTAAACCCTGCAGAGGATGTTTGCGGTAAACGTATTTCCTCTTGTAAATTGAGATTTGAACACACGGTAAGTGCGGGGGTGGACACTTCTAAAAATACTGTGCTAGTGTCCGGTACTGTACCTAATAGGCCAATATTTATCGATAACAGTTTTGACCCTTTCTTTAAGTCGTATGCTGTATGGGCTAACTCTGCTGGAGCAATGTCTCCTGTAGAATTTTCAGTTTATTTTCCTACTATAGGGGACTATTGGGTAGTACTTACTTCTACTGTAGGCATGAAAATTGAAATTGGTGGACTACAAGTATTAGATACAGGCACGGCAGGCAATGTTAATGGATTTTACACTAACGGCAGTATTGGTATGAAAACTGTAAAAATTACTAATACAAATATGACTAGTGGTAGTACTGCTGGAGTTGCTGCTCTAATTGATGCTCCACCTAATGGGCAAACAATTTTTAACTTAAAAACTCCTTACGTAAATAATGCTGTAGGTACAGGTACTGGAGTGTCTTCTATACCTTTTGGAGGCTTCCCCGGAGTTGGGCTGACTTATTAATATGTTAGAAAGTTTAGTAAATCAAGTAGTTGAGCACGCTAATAAAGAAATGCCTAATGAATGTTGTGGATTCGCTTTAGTAGTTAAAGGTAAGTTAAAATATTATCCTTGTAAAAACTTGTCTACTGGAGAAGAATTTTTAATTGACCCGCAAGACCACATTGCTGCTAGTAAGTTAGGTGAAATTGTAGGTATTTGTCATAGTCATGTGAGGTCAGGAGTTGATCCTAGTGAGGCAGATTTAGCAGCTTGTGAGGCTTCAGGGTTACCTTGGCTAATAGTTAAGCCAGAGGGTAATTGGTATGAATTTGCTCCTAGTGGTTATAAACCTAAATACATCGGTAGGCAGTTTTACCACGGAGTACTTGATTGCTATTCTTTAATTAGAGATTATTATAATTGGGAACTTGGCATTATTATACCAGACTACGATAGAGAAGTGGAATGGTGGGATAAAGGCTTCGATTTATATGAAGAAAACTTTGAAAATGCAGGGTTTTCTAGAGTTCTAGACTTGCAGCCGCATGATGTTATACTAATGAAGCTAGGAAGTAGTATAATTAATCATGGGGCTATTTATCTAGAGGATGGGTATATTTTACAACATTGTGCTAAGAGACTTTCTAGTAAAGATTTATATGGGGGGTTTTGGCAGAATGTTACTTGTAAAGTTGTTAGACATAGGGACTTAATGTGAATAAAGTAATATTGCACGGAGAATTAGGAAAGGAATTTGGGACAGAACATAATTTTCACATTAACAGCCCTATTGAAGCTATTAGGGCTTTAAGTGCTAATTATTCTGAATTTAGACCGTATTTAATCGAACACTCAGAACCTGGTTACAGAATTGTAGTCGAAGATGAGGAATTTGCACTAGAAGAACTTGCTTATCCTGTTAATCGCCCTATTCATATTGTACCAGTAATTGCGGGTGCAGGGGGAGGCTTTGGTAAAATCGTTCTAGGGGCTGCTTTAATTGTAGCTTCTGGGGGTTTGGCTAATATTGCTGCAGGTGCATTAGTGGGAGCAGGTACGGGTACTGTAGCAGGTGTTTCAGCTACAGCTATTTTAGGGACTGTAGTACCTGCTATGAGTAAATTGGGGTTAGCTATTGCCTTAGGCGGCGCTAGTCAAATTTTATTTGCTCCACCTAAGAAGTCTACTAATGCTGTAGAAGCTAATAAGAACACTGGATTTGACGGCCCAGTAAATTTAACGTCTCAAGGGGTTGTAGTGCCTGTAGCCTATGGTCAAGTTATGGTAGGTTCTGTAGTCATAGGAGGCAGTTTAATTACTTCCTCACAAATGATGCCCAATACATTGACCGGGTTGTCTGCTTCGCCTTTAGACGCTTCTAATATTCAAATAAGCTGGAAGTCTGCTTCTGCTAATTCTGCTATTGATAGAATTAAAATTTTCTTAAGTACAGATAAAAACGACCCAGAAGCGGGGGATGTACTAGTAGAAGAATACCCTAAAGATGCTAATAAACTAACTGTAGCCTACGATCTAAGTAGTTCTTTTGTTTGGGTTTGGGTGCAGTCTGTTTCTATTGAGGGAGAAACGTCTAACCTAGCAGGGCCTGTTTATGTGTACAAATGGACTGATTATGCCTGGTAATAAAATGATTCAATATAGAGGTGCTGGAGGTAAAGGCGGAGGCCGCGCTGCCATTGAAGGCGAAAACACGCTACGTTCCACTCAAGAGGCTGAAGTAATTGAACTATTGAGTGAAGGGCCTATTGTAGGTATTGTATCTCCTGAAGGTAACGTGTTAACTGGAGGAGACGAGCTACAAAGTATTTATCTTAATAATATCCCCATTCAGAATGCTAATGGCACTTTTAACTTTCAGAATACTGAACTAGACTTTGATTACAGGCTTGGTACTCAAGTTCAAACTCCTTTAAATGGGTATGCAGACTCTGGAAAACGCACTACTTTCAGAGCGGATAATAACTCGGAAATTAAACAAGTTTTTCCTAGTGGAATTTCCCAAATAGTTTCTAATACAGATCTACAAGTTAGGGCTATTGAAATTGTTATTGGTATTACTCAGTTCTATCAACAAAATAAGAAAACGGGAGATACTGTAGCTACTACTGTTGAGTTTGAAATTTGGCTTAAAGAGGGGGCTAACGGTAGCTTCTATAAAGTACAAGACGCAGAAATTAGTGGAAAAACTACTACTAAATTCCAGAAACCTTATTTGATTTATGTAACAGGTAATCAGCCACAATATACTATTCAAGTTAGAAGAATTACACCAGATAGAGCGACTCAAGTAGACCCGGATTTTGCTTATCAAGATATTATCTATCTAGATTCTTATACAGTAATTCGTAGCCAATCACTTAATTATCCTAACTCTGCGGTAACACGACTACGCCTCAAATCAGACCAATTTTCGTCAATACCTTCTAGGGCTTACCTGATTAAAGGTAAGTTAATTAAAGTTCCTAGCAACTATAATCCTAACTTACCACATAACAGGTTTGTAGGTGCTTGGGATGGTACGTTTAAGCTAGAGTGGACAGATAATCCTGCTTGGATTTTTTATGATTTAGCTACTAATACTATTTACGGTTTAGGAGACTACCTATCTGCTACAGAGGCCAATAAATGGGCTCTGTACGAAATAGGTAAGTATTGCGACGAGCCCGTACCTGACGGATTTGGGGGTATGGAGTTACGGTATGCTTGTAACGTTTGGATTACTTCAGACGAAGAAGCGTTTAGTATGCTACATAATCTAGCTTCAGTATTTATGGGCATGCATTATTGGGCAGCTGCTCAACTGAATGTATATGCAGACACACCTAAAGATGCAGTACACACATTTACTCAAGCTAATATTGTAGGAAACTTTAATTATTCAGGTACTTCGTTAAAATCTAGACATACTGTTGCAAATGTGGTCTGGAACGACCCAGATGATTTCTATAAACAAAAAGTTGAATATGTAGAGCTTCAGGATAAGGTAGTGCAGTGGGGAGCGGTTCCTATTGATATTACTGGTTTTGGATGTACTTCTAGAGGGCAAGCCCACCGCCTAGGAAAATCTATCTTATTTACTGAAAATTACGAAACAGAGACTGTAACTTTCCAAGCAGCTCTAGACAGCACTATTATTCTGCCTGGAGACGTGTTTGAAGTAGCAGATGCTCCTAGGTATCAACAAAGATACGGTGGCAGAATTGTTTCTGTATCTGGTAATGTTATTGAGCTAGATGCTCCTGTACCTAACGGCAGCTATACATTGGCTGTTCTTGGGGAAGATCTTAATAATCTTAACCGAGCTAATGCGCCTAAGCTAATTAAAATCCCAGGAACTGTTTCTAGTGGCACTATATTTACTGCCTCTGGCAGTACTGCAGGTGCTGTAGTAAACCACATCTGGACTCTAGAGTCTGTAAGTTACGGCAAAGAATTATTCCGAGCTATTTCTATTGAAGAGTCTGACGGTTTATATACTATCTCGGGGCTAGAGTATTGGCCAGCTAAATATGCGTTTATTGAACAAGACCTGGTTCTCCAGCCCGGTCAAGGGAATACCACTAACCCAGGAACTGGGGGTCGAGGAGTTGGTATTGATACCCCAGTATTTACTGGTAGTTGGTATGTAGAGTATCTGTACTATTCTGCTCCCGGTATTCTTAGTACAGGAGTTACAGTATCTTGGATAGGTAATTCCCCTAGATATAGATTCTATTACAGAAAAGCAGGGGAATTCTCTCCTGGATTAGATATTACAGACAGATGGCAGACTATTGAATCAGAAATCAGTTCTGTAGATATTAAACCTATTGAACCGTTTACTTACGAAGTCAAAGTAGTAGGCTTGAATGCGGCAGGTACAGAAACGCAAGAAGCTACAGGTACTATGAGTATTCTAGGTAAAGCAGCTCCACCTGCGGATGTAACTAATCTAACAATAGCTGAAGCTATTGGAGGACTAAAACTTACTTGGGATGAGGTGCCTGATCTTGACTTAGCAGGTTACCAAGTTCGTAGATTTAAGGGGATACATCCAAGCTGGTTTACAGCAGATGTTGTTGCAGGAGCCCTTCCAGAAAATAGTTTCTTAGATGCAGATGTTTTAGCTACAGATACTTATACATATTATGTAAAAGCTATTGATACTTCCGGCAATGAATCTATTAATCCTGCAGTAGTTACATGGAATATTGGTAGTGGTATCAATAATATTACTAATTTAATAGCTTCTGGTGAGACTGGGGCGGTAACGTTAACTTGGACTAACCCTATAAATGCAGAAGTTTTTGTAAAATACATAGAAGTATTTTACAATAATATTAATGACTTTTCTACTGCATCTTCTGCAGGAACTACTTCAGGAGAAATATATCGAGTACCATTATCCGGTACTGGTACTTGGTACTTTTGGGTACGAGTCAGAGATAGGAATGGTAATGATTTACCAGAAGTAGGGCCTGCCACTGCCGCTCCAGTAGATCAAGAATTTAGAAATGCCACAGTATTCCTATTTCAATGGAGTACTACTCTACCTAATGCCCCTACGGGTACCCAGATTTACACATGGGCTACGGACAATCTATCACCATATGCCGGACTGCACAATTGGGGCACCTCTATTGGGGTAAACCCCGGAATTCCTCAAGTTAAATTATGGGTAGCTTCAACTGATATTACTACTATAGGAAATATTCCTACCACTACAGTAAATTGGGATACTGCCAAAGTTTCGGTGTATAGTTCAGAAGATGGGGCCGAGGGGGATTTCTTACAATCTACAGAAATTAAAGTTTACCGACAAAGTATTACTATTCCTGCGGGACCTACAGGAGTAGGCACATATACGTGGTCTAATGGTAACTTTAGTGCCCCTTCAGGCTGGTCTAAAACTCCAGGAAGCCCCATTCCTGGTATGTCCATTTACTCAGCTAATATACTGTTACAAGATACGAAGGCTGCGTCCACTACTTCTATAAATTGGGTTCAAGCAAGAATACAATTAGAAGGGTACAACGGAACTGATGGTGCTCCAGGAGCACCCGGAGCTCCGGGTGCTCCTGGAGCGGAAGGAGCCCAAGGTGCCTCATACAGAATAGCTTTTGCTAGATTTGCTAATGTAAGCCCGGTTCAAGGTACAGTAACTACTACAGGTAATGCTACGTACCCTACAGCACCACAATCAAACTCTGCTTGGGGGATGAATACAGCTTGGGTAGCCAATGATCCTAGCCCTTCTTCTATAAATAGTCTATATCAAATTGATGGAATTTATAATCCTACAACTAATCAAACTATTTGGACTACGCCATATATCTCTAGTCTTAAAGTAGGTACACTAAGTGCTATTACTGTAAATACAGGGGCACTTAATGTTACTGGGGACCTTTTGGCAGGGAATTTGGGTTTTAATTCTAGTACCGGATTATGGAATTCTGGTGCAGGAATGAAGCTTTATTCCTCAGGATGGTTTGGTGTAGGTAATTCTAATAATTATACTACAATATACAATAATGGACTTAGAATTAAAGGAAATCTAAATTTAGGTTCTAGCGGCTCATTGCTGGCTAGGGTAGACCCAGACACTAGCGTTGCTGTGGGGTACGGATTTTATTCAGGGTTCCATTTAACGAAAGCTAATTCTGGAGGGTATGCTGGAGAACTGTGTTTTTCAGGAATAAACACCTATACACCTGTCCCGGTAGTGTGGTATCATAAAGGTACCCCTAGTGCTAGCTCTAATTATTCGGGGTATGGGCCTATACTAGCTACTTTCCAACCTAATTCTTCGTCGTTGACACAGAACAGCTTAGCTTATTTTTCTCAAATGGCTACTGGTAACTTTTACGCAGGAATTATGGGGTTCGCAGGCTCAGTTTCGGGGGACTATTCCGCTGGTGGTAAGTATGCTAAAGGAGGGCTATTTTTAAGAAGCTCTTATATTAGTAACGGAGATACCCCTTCTGCAGAATCTAGGGTAGAATTAGCCCCACAAGATGTGGGGGTGCGGGTACTAACTAATGGTAACTTAACTTCATATTCAGCAGTATTTGCTAGATATGCAGGTTACCCTGCATCAGTCAATCCCGCTCCTATACCTAACCCTGCAACAGCAGGAACATCTATGCTACTAGTATGTTCTTCTAGCTACGCTATAGATACGGGAGGCTACAATAGCGGAATTAGAACAAACAGCTCTTTCTACGGAGGGGACTACAGTTCTAACGGGGCATCTATTATAGTGGCTTCCGGAGGCAAACTAGTACAGAATGTCTCAGATATTCGTCTGAAAAATGTACTAGGGTACGCTCCATATGGTTTAGACGAAATTAAACAAATTACTCCTATTCGCTATACTTGGAAAGACATTGAGTTAAGAGGTTCCCATATTTCTATTGGCTTCTCTGCTCAACAATTACAAAATATTCTACCAGAATTAGTAGAAGAGACTGTAGTTACACATCCAAATGGGGAAAAGGAGGATAATTTAGTTCTAAAAGAGTATCAATTACTACCAGTATTGGTAAATGCCATTAAAGAGCTAGAAGCTCAAGTAGCAGAATTACGAGCGAGGTTAGACAATGCTTGATTTACTATCCCTTATTGGAGGGGGAATTTTTAGATTGTTTCCTTCTATCCTAGAGTTTTTCAAACAAAAAAGGGATCTTAAACATGAGCTAGCTCTTTTAGAAAAAACTCTAGAACTTGAAGATGCTAGGTGGAAACAAAAAGAAAAAGAAATTCAAGTTACAGCAGATATGCAGATAGAGCAGGCATGGGCTTCCGCCCTGCCTGCCGCTATGGAGCTCAAGACAACTGGTGTTAAATTCATAGACGCATTTAACGCATCAGTAAGACCAATTTTAACTTATTGGTGGTGTCTTGGTCTCTACACCGCATATAAGATCATTACCGTGTATGTAGCTTATACACAACACACTGATCTTGCTATTGTAGCTGATTTACTAGTTACAGAATTTGATAGAGCTGTAATTGGTAGTATTTTTGGATTCTGGTTCCTAGATCGTGCGTTAAGAAAAAAAGGTTTTTAACTTATGGATAACGAACGGTTACTCAGGATGACAGGGTTTATCATTAAAAAATTTGAAGGTCTACATAAACTAGGAAAAGATGGATTAATCTATCCATATTTATGTCCCACAGGATATCCCACCCAAGGGTGGGGTATCAGGGTTGCAAGTTTGAAAGTTCCTCCTATTACTAGAGAACAAGCAGACCTACAATTAGATAAAGTTCTGCCAATTTATATTAACGGAGCTTTGAGACAATGTCCAAATCTTGCTAGTGAACATGAAGGTAGACTAGCTGCTGTAGCTTCTTGGACTTATAACCTAGGAGAAACTGCTCTAGCAGGCTCTACTTTCAGAAAGAAAATTTTAGCAGAAGATTGGGAAAGTGCTGCAGTCGAGTGTAAAAAATGGAGAAATGGTCGAATAAATGGGGTTTTAACCGTTCTTCCTGGTTTAGTAACTAGACGCGCGTTAGAAGCGGAATTCTTATTAAATCCCGAAGTTTACGAAAACGTAGGTTATTAGAAGGGGACTTACGTTTTCCTTTTATGGAAGGCAATTTATTTTGGATATGTCAACTCAAGAATTTTTATTATTAAAAATTATCAATGGTATTAGTGCACTGTTGGGCGCTTTTAGCATAGCTTTATTTTGGTTTCCTGATAAATTCAAGCAGTACGGAAACTTGGCCATAGGTGCGATTATTGGTGGCGTATCCGTTGGCAGTGCCATTAGCCTAGGAGGTATAATTGCTTCTACTTTAGGATTAGAGCCTGCGTCTAGAGACGTAGCTTTAGGTATTGGGTTTATAGTGGGCACTCTATCTATGGGATTTTTAAACTTATTAGCAAACTTTTTTGCAAAGCGTCCGGATAGTGACTTGGCCCAAATACTTGATGAAATAAAAGGGAAACTTTAATGGAGCAACTTACTTTAGTAGCATCATTAGCCATAAACATTATAATTTTAGGAATTGTACTAGGATCTCTATTTCAGGATGCAGTTAGATTCTGTAAACCATTAACTTACGGTATGATCGTTTTAGCACTAGGTGTTGTATACGATAGTACTAGTACCTTAAGTTATGGTAGTGGTTTTAGTGTACTTACTAATCTGGGTATACTTATGGTCTTACTAGTAGTAACTCGACGCCCTAAAAGGTTGTGCAACAAATGAAAAAAGCCCGGTTAGCTAAACACTAACCGGGCTTTTTTTTTGTTTACTAGATCTCGCAGTACCCTGCTACACAAGCCAGGTTTTGGGCTCCTTCTGTTTCGTCATCAATTTCAATGAATTCATTCCAAGGTAATTCATTAGGTAATGTGTCATTTAATTGATTAAATTCTTCTTCTGAACACTCTTCGTATGGTGCCTGCCTATAGTTGCCGCCATCATAAGGCAAGAAAGACACACCACTCATCCAGTCAAAGTTTTCCCACACAAACTGACCTACAGCTGGCCATTCGTGTTCTTTAACACTAATGGTGATTGAAGGTTTATGTTCACACCAATACATTTGATATATCAACCAAAGTTCTAGGTGCTGAATTGCTGTAAGATCTTCCCTAAATACAGCATATTCTGGGGCTTTCTTAGGGAAAGTGAAAATAACCGTTTGATGAGGTTTTAATACACAAGGTTCATTAGGAATACCTTGCTTTGCCATAAAGTCTGTGACAGGATCTTTAATATCCTGCCTAACTCTACGATAATAGAAGGGGGCATGTCTAGTGTGGATTCCACTAGCAGAATCTGTTAGTTGTGAAACTGTACCACTTGGTTTCACACACGTAATAGCCGCTGACGCTGAAATGCCTAATGTTTTGGCCCATTCGACATTTACAGAAACAGCATACTCACGTAATTTTTCTAACAGATGAGGCAATTCTTCCTTATTATGCACCCCATTAGTTAACGGGTTATCCATAATACCCGTTAAACTTACTCCTAGTAATCTTTCTTCTTCTGCATTAACTCTCCAGATATCCCGTAGATAAGGAAAATAAGTTAATGTAGATTGGAAAGTCCCCAAGATGGTGGCAAGCCTAACTTTTGCCATTAAATCCTCTTCAGAGTCGTTCTGTCGAATAACTACTTCGGATAGGTTACATTTTTGAAATGGTCTTAAAATAATTTCCTATGAGAAAAATACTCTTCTCATTTCGACTATATCATAATCTCGGTCTTATACCTCATTGATTCAGGCACAATGTGAGAAAATGGTTTCACAAAAGTATTTAAAAATTTAACTATGTCTACTTGTCTCTGTATATTGCAAGCAGTCTCTGTTACATTGGCGTGGATTCCATATGTAGATAGTAATTTGGCAAATTGTTCATGTTTCTCTAGTGTTCTACCTTGACAAATAGATATTACTTTAGATTGTTGCCAGTACAAACACCCGTCATCTAGAAATAACAAAAACATCCCTAAAGGTGTTAATGCTTCTAGTAATTGTTCGTACGAGTAACTTTCAATCTTAGTATGCACATGCTCAGGCAATTTACCAGAGTACCAAGAACAGTATTCATGGCCTTGCTTATGTACATGACAAGAAATATTACTTATTGGTTTAGTTTGGGGATAAGCATTGTTAATCAGAGATACTTTAAATCTCAAATAAGTTAGTTGCTTAATTCCATGAACAATTCTAATAGCTTTTCTAGTAGTATCATAACTACCATCACCTAGTACTTGAGAAATAATAATAGCTTCATTATCTGCTGTACAAGGGCTTATATTGGGTATTTTAAGTTTATACAAACACTTAGTTTTTGCTTGTACAAAATTAGAAACCCCTAAATGCTTATCATAGAACCCACCAAACTCATGGTTAGCTATACCTAGTAGATCTTTAAATTCTTCATTAGTATTCGCCCTAATCAAGCATTCTTGGATTTCTTCACTAGTAGGAAAGAATACTTCAGACATGGGTTTTTGCATAACACTTCTAACTCTACGGACTACTTCCATATCGGTCAAGTTGTATTCTTTTGTTAGGATATCTCTAGCTTCTTTAAAATTAAAGATAGTCTTCCGAAGTTCTTGTACTCTAGTGTATAGGTCTGGTAGCTCTAGTCTAGTTTCCGCGTTCTTAGGTAGTCTAGTTTTCCAATCTTCAGGGTATTCAAATCTTAGTTTTAAAATAGCACTAAGAGAACAGCCAAAATGCTCTTGTACTAGCCTAGTGGCTTTATGTTTGCCAGGTAAGTTAAATTCTTTTACTAGAGTAGTACCTACTCCAGTACGTTGAGTTTTGGCTTCATCCACAAGCTCCAAAACTCTATTTATAAATACTTTTTCATCCATTTTCTTCTCCAAGACTCTTCTGTGTTTAGTCTGTGAACCTTCACCTTTTAAGGTGCTTGGCTGCTGATTACCCAACTTCCTCTATTTTTAAACCTTCACACCTACCGTTTCCAGTTATGTTGTGGTTAGGGAATTTAACAAGCTTCCAGCAATTTACAAAAGTTTTTAACGTGATCCTAGTATATTAAGAACACGGATTGGTGCCGAACTCATGATTCGTATCTCGACGGCCGGACAGGGATACAATCCGTTGCGCTGCTTCTCGATTAAAGATGCCGCGTTCGCCTGATTTCGATTCGTATAACGCCAACCATTCTCGCATAAAGCTACCAACATCAGGAGATTCTGTATACGCTACCGAGTTATTGGCTAAAGCTCTGTGAGGGGCTGTTTCCCACCAAGCTCCCCTTTTTGCGTGCCTCATACGGTCATCAGAGAGGTTAGATAGGCTTATCATTGCACTGCGTCTTACTCCCCCGATAACAATAACTTCCCCTATCTTACACATAATGTCGTGCGTCTCAAGACTGTTTAACTTTCTACCTTGTGCTTCTTTAAAGATAGCAATAGTAAACTTAAACAAATCTTCTAGTGGTTCTGGCCCACTAGCTCGACCGCCAAAAGTCTTGAGTCTAACCCCTTTGGGCCTTACTAGAGACAAGTCCCATTTAGGTACTTGGCCACTATACAACAGTGCAATTAGTTGCCTTAGTGCTAAGGCCCATCCTTCTTTAGAATCCTCGACTACGATTACTGTGCCAGTATTCTTGAGTTTAGGAATTTCCGGGAGTTTATTAATGTATTGTCGTTCTACACTGAACCCTACTCCTGTACCACACAATAAGATAAACATAGCTTCGTCAAAAGCCTTGATATCATCAATTGGCAGATATGAACAGTTGTATCCTGCAGTATTGTCTCTAGCCAGTGCAGGTCCTGCAGTCATTAATGCCCTCATAGAAGGCATTACTGATAATGAATACATAGCGTCAAATAATTCTTGTCGCAATGTATCTTCTAGTATATAGTTGTGTTTTTCTTTTAGATGTTCGAACATAAAGTCCAAATATCTATTAATTGTTTCGTCCCAATTTTCTCTACGTTGTTTATCATCAAGATACCTAGCATATCTCGATTTATGAATAAACTGTTCGTAAGGCCCTAACTGCATCAAACCCCCGTACTTCCGAATCCCCCAACACCCCTATTAGTGTCAGTTAATTCGTCTTGGCTATCTACTTCTAGCCACTCAATCCGCCCAACTTTAGCTAATACTAGTTGAGCAATTCTATCCCCTACTTTAATGTATTCAGGTTTATCTCTGCTAATGTTGTCCATAATTACTTTAATTTCGCCTCTGTAATTAGAATCAATCGTTCCGGGAGCATTAGCTACTCGAAGAGAAGTTTTCAGAGACAGGCCACTGCGTGGCCGAACCTGAAGTTCATATTCATCTGAAGGTAGTTGAACACAAAGTCCTGTAGGTACTAATTCCGTTTCGCCCGGTTGAATAGTAACATCCATTCTAGCTATTAGATCCATGCCTGCATCGCCCATATGAGCGTATTTAGGCAATTCTAGGGCTGTTTCATCCTCGTCAATTATTTTAATATTATTTAAATTATAGACTTTAATTAAAGGCATCTTTGTATTCTCCTAAAGCCTCATCACAATATGTTAATAAATCCATTAGTTTAACATTTAGTTGTAGTTGGTCTACACTATTGTTTAAGTTTTTAATATACTTTGCAGTACCTTTTAAAGGCAGATTCATTAGCAGCTGTTCAATATCGTAGTATTTTGCTAGAATATCCAAAGCCCGTTTAGGGCCAATACCTTCTACTCCGGGGATATTATCCCCCTTATCTCCTTGCAGTACTTTGAACGCTAGATACTGATCAACAAAAATGCCATAATGATCTTCAAAATTGTCAATAGTAGTTTCTTTTTGTGTTACTAAAGAAATTCTACTACATTTTTCATTGATTAACAAATCCCAATCTTTATCAGAAGATACTAACCAATAATGTTCAAATTCATCCTGCTTTACTAGATAAGCAGCAATGTCATCCGCTTCGACCCCATCGAATCTGAACACTGGAAATTTAGACTCTGCTATTTTTAGAGCGTCTAGGTAAGATTCAAAGAAGTCTTTAAACTCAGCTTGTTCCTGTTCAGTTTGAGCTTCTCGTTGTGCGGTACGCTTTGCTTTATATTCAGGATATATATTAGTTCTAAATGTTGAACGTCCTTTATCTGATAAAAGATACACAGTACCAGTATTGTAAGACCTTGCTAGTGAAGAAGCTAACTCTTTCAAGCCATCCCTAGGAACAATACCTTTATACCTCCACCGAAATGCAGCATTGAACGAGTCTACTAGTAAGATACGATTAGAGTCTAAACTTTGTGCTATTTGCGTAAACGAAGTACTCATATAATGAAACTAGGCTCCTCTTGTTTAATCCAATCTTCCAGTTCCATTACATAAATCTTATCTCTAGATAGATACATGAAATTACCACTAAATACTGGAACCTCTGCTAAATCGAAAGCAACAAACAACTTAGATCTATCAAATTTGAAAATCAATAACGGAAGTTTGTCTGTCTGTTTAGCTTCTCTAAGTGCTTGGGCCCACCAAGTAGAAATCATGGGATTTACACTAGTAAGATATTTGGAAGTTAAATGGTCATCTTTATAGCCCTTCACTTCTACACAATATCTATTATTTTCTCCAGGAATGAACAAATCCCCCTTCATTTTCAATGAAGGGGACATTGCTCCAGACAAAGGAGTCCTCTCCCATTTTAATTTCGTTAGAGTTCTTAATTTATCTCTAACTTGAGTCTCTACTCTAGCACCTTTAGCTCTACTATCAACCATTATCAATCCTACTTACGTTATCCTCCTTAATGACATTTAATTTATCAATTAATGGATGTGTATACGAATGAGAAATTAAGAAGGTATTCAAATCTTCTTCTTTAAGTAACAATTCTACTAGTCTTTCTCTCCCAAAATTGTCTAGAACATCGATTGTTTCATCTAAGAATAAAACATTGATTTTACTCTTAGAAATTGTGCTCATTAATTTCCGAATAGCTAAAAGAGTTGATGTAGTTACTCTAGCCAACTCTCCAGCAGATAATGCTGTAATTTCTACAGAATTACCATAATCAATCACGGAAACATTTAGTTTGTCTTTATTCAATAAATACTCTAATTGAAATCTACCATCAGACAATTCAATTAAATATTCATTAGTTAGTGCTTCTAGATCTTTAACAGAAGACTCAATTTTATAAGCTAGTAGCCCTGTAGTACTAAAAGCTTTCTTGAGTACTTCTAGATTATTTAAATGTTGCTCTGATGAGTCTACAGTTTCAATAACTTCGGCTAACTCGCCATAAAGAGTCTCTACCTGCTCTTTAGCTGCTGTAATTTTAGCATTTTGAACAGCAATATTTGTGTTATATGTCTTAACTTCTTCTAGCGTTGTATTATAGTCATCTAGAGTTTTCTTTAATTCTTTGCCCCGTGAAATCAATTTGGCTTTATCAATTATTAAATCAGGCAAAGTTTTATCAATTAAATTCGTGTATTTTTCAATATATGCAATTAACGCTTCTTGCTTAGAAATTTTAGCATTATGCGTTTTATTATCTTGTAGCTCTGTTTCTAGCTGCTTTAGCTCTTCTAGTTTTTCAGCGATTAAACTCTCTGTTTGTTTTAACAATCGTTCAGTATCTTCTAAAGATACTGGTTGTGAACAAGTGGGGCACTTCCCTCCAGAATAGTTTTTAATATGGGCTGAGTACTTTGTACTAGTGGCTCTCAAGGCTTTAATAGCTGAGTTAATAACAGCAATACTACTAGTTAAATGGGTTGTATCTAACTTATCTTCAGGAGCTTCCGGCTTATCTAACTTAGCTAGAATCTTCTTATATTCATTATTTTCATTGATCTTACGATTAGTATCTTCTAGATTTTTTAGCTGAACACGTAAAGATTCTAATTGACTAGGAATTGTACTATCGATAGCCTCTGGTAATTCTTTGCTATTGAGAAGTTCCTTATCCGCTAATACTTTATTTCTTTCAATCCAACTTTCTACTGTCTGCATTTTAGACTTGGCTGAAGTTAGACTATCCTGTACAGACTTATAACTATCCTTAATCTTATCGTGAATAGATACATAATCTTCTAGAGCTAGAAGATCAATTAAAAATGCCTTTCTATACGAGTCAGTTGAAGTTAAGAATTGTAAACTAGAAGAAGAGCTTTGATATACAACTTGACTAAATGTCTTGAAGTCCATACCCAGTATTTCTTCTAGCAATTTAAAAGATCCTGTAGCTGTATGGGCTGAGATATCTTCCCCATTCTTTTCAATTTTAACTTTTTGAGCTGCTCCTACTCTAGAAATCTTTAATACGTACTTATCATCAAATACTTGAAACTCAACAGTTCCAGAGTATTTGTTTCCATCAATATTCCTATTTACAATATCTGCTTTTTTAATCCCTTTAGAATTCTTATTATATAACAATTCTTCTAGAATTAAAGGAATGGAAGACTTTCCATGCCCATTCAGCCCTACTAATTGAGTAATCCTATTTTCAGATAAGTTGACTTCATTATCTGCTCCATAAGAAAAATAATTACTCCATAGCAATTTGTTTAGTGTAATCATTTAATAAACTAACAACCTCCTCTATTCTATTCTTGTCTAATTTCAGAATTTCTTTTAAATACAAAGACAATTCATCTTCTAGAGAAAGTTTTTGTAAATTCAAAGAAGCTTTGTGTTCTTTTTTGATAATCTTTTTATCTAGAACTTCTTTGTTTACTTCAATAGTTTTTAGAGACGCCATGTCCCCTTCCAACTCGTAAATCGTATGGTCAAAGTCCGTGACTACCATTTCACTAGGATCAGAAATTCTTTTCCTAATAAGCTGTGGTAACTTCATTTCATGCCAAGACCATTCTAGTGTACTAGAATCAATAATAATATAACCTGTGCTTTTTGCACTACGGTGGAAGGTAGTTGTTAAAGGTTCCCCAGGGTATACAATATTCAATTGTGAATTACTGTGAGAATGTAGATCTCCAGCTAAAACTAATTCCCACCGTTCTAGCTTCTTCAAGTCAATCTCAGGCCGCACATGTGGCGGGATACTCCCGCGGACGTGTGTGAACAATAGGTTCCCTGAGAACTCTGAGGGCTTAAACTCTCTGAGCTTATTGTATGGAATTATATCGATATTCTCAAAACTATAATAATCATCAACAATTTTAGTTCTACACGTAGAGCCTTCTGTAATACTTTTGAGGAAAGTCAGGAAGGTAGTATTCTTTTTGACTGCTTCATGATTTCCAGGGTATATTAATGTGCGTTTAATATTTCTACGTAAAAACTCAAAATACAGTTCTAGTTCTTCTAGTGAAGGAACGGTATCAAATATGTCTCCACCAATAATAATCAGATCAACGTCTGGCTCTAGGATTAGGTCAAATAGCTGTAAATACCTATTTTTTTGCCAGTCTTTAGGTACGTTCTTCTGACCTAATTTAATATGCCAATCTGCTGTGAACAATATCTTCATTCACTCTCCATAAACTAATAAGGCCGGATTGCTCCGGCCTTATCACTACTTAGAACGGAATATCGTCGTCCTCGTCACTACCACTATGCTCAGCTTCTTCTTCAGCTGAATTATCTCCGTTACCTAGAACCTGATCTTCTAGGATTTTCTTCTGTTGATCAGGTGTAGCTCTCGGCACTAGAGATTCAATATCTTTAGCTTGAGCAATCACTTCCCGTTCTTCATCTGTAAGTTTACGCTGTTTGCAACGCAGAACTTGTAGAGCATACTCAACATTAAAGTTATGTGGTCCTGTCTTAGTTTTCTTGAAGTTAATATCCCAACCAGTATCTGGGTCTGTAGGATCTCCTAGATCTTCTGCAGCATCTAGAATTTGTTGGAATAGTTTCTTTTTGAGATAGATGAGGACAGGCTTTTTCTCGCTGGCTGTTACATCGTAACCTTGCGCGACGTATGCCCACCCGCATTTAAGGTCCGGGAAATAATGACGTACCCAGTCTTTTTCAACGTTAGTAAAACGTTCTTCCTTACGATCAAAGCTCAGGCACTCTAGCGAGATTGACTTTTTATTAGTAGTTTCTAGCCAATACACATACCGAGGGATGATGCCTCCAAAAATACGGATAATGTTTTCATTATCTTTCATCTTGTATGCATCTGCACCTTTGATTGCTGCGCCTTTAGTTTGTCCGAATTTCAATGCCATGTTTTATCCTTTATTCAAGTGTAAATTTAATTTGTGTGTCTGTAATAATCAACAATGGGTTTGATTGTAGCCTCCCTTCTGAATAATAATGAGGAGCGTACACTCTAGCCAAAGTTGTGTCTTTTAAAAATTCTACATCGAAATAGTTGCGTAATGCAGCTAATTCTAAGTAGTCATAATAATAGTCCAAATCTTTGACTGATCTAGCAAACTTATCTGGGTTTAGAAGGAAACTATACCCGTCTGGGATCATATGAAAGTTTGGTCTATAAATTGCTTTTTTAACGTCTTTAAGAAGTCCTGCCTTCGTTTTATTTCTTGCTACTAATCTAGCCCAATTGAAGAATAGTGTCATATATATTCAAACTCATAGCCTGCTTCTAGATAATATCCAAATCTAGTAGATAGCTGCTTTTTAGCCATTGGACCTTTGAACGTGATATCCACGACAACTGGAGGTTTTTTACCTGGGACTATCCTAGTGATCCTACCTACTACTTGGTCTAGTAGGAACGGGTTGTTTAAGTGTGCTGCTAAGATTAAACAACTCAATGAATTCTTAGAAATACCTTCGGAGAATAATCCTGTAGTGCTACAAATAATATCATTAGTGGTATCTAGAGAGGCTAAGACTGCATCCCTATCTTCTGTTTCGCCAGTTAAAGCCACGGCATTACGTTCGCACTTGTTTACTAGAGCTTCGGCAAAGCTAACTCTTGAACAAATTACTAGAACTTTATGCCCTGCTTCCGCCGCTTGGTCAGCAAGTTTAGCAATTAGAGCAATATACCAAGGATCTGTTTCTAGAGTAGTA